GTTTCTGTTTTCATACGGAACATTAATAGAAATATTTCTTGCATCGTCAGGTTGTAGAGAATAACTTACACCGTCACTAGTTCTATACCATGTTCTGTAAATTCCGTTAGGCATATTACCAAAGTTTCCGTCAGGGAACTTTAATCTTACACCATCGTTATCTAAATTTTCTGTTGCGTAAAGATTTCTTGTTCCAAATGCTTGGCTATTATAGTTTAATGTTTGTCCTACTGTATTAGGTATTTTAATCCACTTACTAATTACAGCACCCGATGTATTAATTTCCTGCACCCAAACATCTGTTTCATTTATGTTTGAGGAAGTAAGGTCTGCTACTCTATTTGGAATAGGTGTATTAAAATTAAAATCTGAAAAGGATAATGTGCCCTGTTTGAACATCATAAAGAAACCACTGTTACTACTATTAAGTCCTTTGCCGTCATTTCTATAAAACAATCCTAAATTGTTTAAAGGGTCTGGATGTCTTTCGTAAAAATATTTTCCATTTAAAAAATCACCATCTACAATTTCAAAATTCCTACTTACGCCATTTACATTTAGTGTATAGGGGAAGGTTTGTGAAGCACTAATTTGTTTTGTAATTCTATATAGTTCTGTAGTTATACCTCCAACTACTCCCTTCTTAATTGGCGATGTAAATCTATTTGTATTACTAAATGCACTATTTAATATTGTAATAAACTGTTCATATGACTCTGGGTTGTTTACGTCATTCCAGAATACTTGTTTGTTAGATAAGTTAGCACCTAAACTATCTACTAAAGGTTCCGTTGTTTTAATAGACGTAATTTTTACTAATCCACTTGCTGGAGTATTTCTTCTTGGGTTATATCCCAACATCCTCGCAAGTTTAAAGACACTTTCTCTTCTTTCAGCAGTTTCTAAAAAGTTTTCTCTACTGTTAAGGTCCATTCTAAATGCTAATGCTTGAGAAAGGAATGCAAGTAATTCTATAATTGCAATAAACTCAGAACTTTCAATATAATCATTAAAGTTTTCTGGAAAATTAGTTCGTATGTAATTTACCATTGCAAGTCGCAATGTATCGAAATCGTATGATGTAAAGTCTACATTATTAAATGCCTTATAGGCAATTTTCCAATCTTCTGCGGCAAATAAGTTAGTTTGTCTTTGTGATAATGCCATTATTCAAAACCCTCTGATTCATTTATAAATTCTAAATATAACACGTCTTCTTCTGAACCCGGATTAAATTTTAAGGCAACGTCCGCTCTTATTGTATGGTCCATCATATATAATGTAATATCTTTAAGTGTTACTCTAGGATCAGTATCAATAATTCTTCTTATATCGTCTTTAATTTCTTCTTCTGTTACCGTGTCTTCTGGTTCCATAAGTAAATCCCATATAATAGAGCCAAAGTTTGGTTTCATTAGTCGCTCACCTTTTTTAGTGTAAAAATGGTTGAGTAGATCTCTTTTAACTAGATCTATATCGGTTAAAGTATATGGTGCTCTAACCTTATCTATCGTACTAAATCCTTTAAATATTGCCATACATGTATTTATCAAAAACATTATAACTAGTTTTAATTAGTAGTTGACTTTAGAAGATTTAGACTGTATAATACAAAGATGAAAAACATAATCTACCTACATGGTGCTAATGCAGACCCAGATAACTTTAATTACTACACTTTAAAGTTACCTGAGCATAATTTTATAAGTCCTGCCTATGATATGGAGGATGACCCTTACGATTTGGTTGAATTGGTAAGAATGCGTAAGCAACGTGAGTTCGGCAAGCAGAAAATAATACTTGTAGGGCATAGTTTTGGTGGATTATTAGCAAGTTGGTATGCAAGTGTGTATCCAAAAAATGTAGAACATTTGGTAACAATAGCAACACCTTGGCAGGGAACACCTGTAGCAAGAATTTTAGGTATGATTTTTAGAAATAGAAAAGTATTTGAAAATACAAAGCCAGGTGCAGAAGTACTAGCATTATTGCAAGAAAAGTCTTACAATGGATTGCATACAAATATTGTTTGTACAAGTGGTTCAAATCCTTTGGCTGGATTAGGAGGCAAAGCAAACGACGGTATGATATCTGTTGACAGCCAATTAGCAACTCCACCTAAATTTAAAAACACTGAAAATGTTACCATACATGCAGGTCACAGTGGTGTTTTGTTAAATAACAATGTAACTAATATTTTAGAAAAAATAATTGAGAAATAATATGTCTGACACAAAAACACTTAATAATACTTTAGAAGAAGAACTAAGGATTATGTTGGTTGAGAAGAACAACGAAAATCATAGTTTGAGAGCTCATATTGATTTACTAGAAAAAGCAGTTGCTGACGAGCAAGAACAAAAGTATAGATTATTAGTTGAAAATGCAGATCTTAAAAAAGAACTAAAAAAGTAGTTAACCTTTAGGATTGTATAAAGCAGTGGGGTCGTCCTTCTCCACTGGTTTACCTTCTAAATATTGCTCGCCAGTACTTGGGTCAATACCTTTATTTGTTAATTCTTCTATTGCGGCTTTCTTGGCTTCCTTTAATTCTGTTGTAAGTTGTGGCCATGTTAATGAAGCACCCTCTCCAGGTTTGTAATCAAAGTTTACCCAGTCTGGTGTGGTGAATAATTCTGCTTCAAAAAGTCTTCTATCTACATAGTCCTGTTTAACTACAGCACTTGCATTAGGCGACAAAGCACCTGATCTCCATTTCATTATCATTTCTGGTACTCTGTGATAGTTCTCTAGATTTAATTGTCTTAATACGGAACTACCTGCAAAGTTTACAGGTCCAATATGATTTACAAAACTTACAAGAGCAACAAATTGAAAGTCGCTAATAGGGACTTTTACAAGAGCATGAATACTGTTTTCCGATTCTTTTGACAGAGACATTGCTGTAAGATTTATTCCTATAGGACCTATGCCATTATTAAAATCTATAACCTTATTTCCCTGATCGTCTACAAGTATAATAGACGGTCCATCTATAATTGGTGTAATTCCTTTTTCTTTTAATCCGGCAACAATTTTTACAAATAAGTCTCTGTTTGTAATACCGTCTCCGCTACCACTTTCTCCTACTGCCGCTCCGGGTGTGCTTTTAATTAAATCATTTAATGAACCCAATGTAAATTCATTTTGTAAAGAATTTGCAAGATTAGAAAAGTCTGCCATTGAACCGCCTACTAATCCTACAGATGCATAGATGTCGTTAATTGTGGCATTGGCTAAAGCATTCATTTGTGCAGGTAAAGCCTTTATATCATCTACTAAAGTTTCTAAATTATTAATATCTAATTGCACTTGTTTAATCATCGCCTGTGCTTCTTTTAATATTTTAGAAGGTCCAATAACTTTATCACCAAATGCATTGGTCATCATTACTCTTATTGGGGGCAATACTTTAAGTAGTAATGTTTGTACATCCATATAACTTTGTATTTCTTCTATCTTCTTAAATACCGGATTACTAAAATTACTAATTTTGTCTTTAATAGGCCCAAGTAAACTATTTCCAATACCTTTTAATTTGCCTAGTAATTTTTCCCTTTCTGCGGCTACCCTTGCACCTGAAACGGCACCAACTGCCTCGGTAAATGCTTTGGAAGTTTCTTCTATTTTTTTAGTTCTTGCATCAAGACCGTCACTAAAACTTTGTACAGGTGTTGGATTATGTCCTTTCTTTTCTGTCATCTTAACCTCCCAAATATCCGTCTGGTGAATCAGCATCGTTAGGTCCTAATTCATCATCATAATCTTCTTCTGTCATAGAAGATTGTTGGTGGGCCATTGCATCTGATTTAAAATGATTCAAGTAAGGTTCTGCTGTAGGCATAGTTGTTACTATAGACTTAACAGTAGGACCCTTTTTTCTACCTGAGGCATTTTCTGTTGTAGTATCTGGCATTAAATTGTCTACATCTCCAAAATCAGGAGTTTTACTAGACCAGTCGTCATGTTTGTTTGTTGATATCGCACTACCTGATAAGGCTGGTAATGCCGGCATGCCTGGTATGCCTCCAGGAGAATTTAGTAAGACTGGAAGTCCTGCTAAACTAATAGGTGCCGTACTAGTTAAATTTATTCCTAGTGAAGAATTTAAATGTATACCACCTAATGCAGACATCATTTTTATCCCACCTGCACCTGCAAATATATCTACGCCTGTTGTTCCGCCTGTAATTGCTGATCTACCTGCGGCACTTATATCAACATCTCCTCCTACTGATGTAAGTTGGGCACTCTGCCCAGAGTATATAGATGTTTGTGCAACACTTTCAAATCTTAAGTTACCACCATAACCTAATGATGGGAGACCGGGAATAGGCTGTAAGCCAACATACTGATCACCATCGCCAGTTGCTGTGTCTCCTGCGGCTTTGATATTTACATCACCACCGGCTTCTATGTTTACATTTCTGTCTGCTCTTAAATTAAAATTTCCTTTAGAACGAATATCTACTGATCCTTCTCCAAATATTGTTATTCCGCCTGCTTGATCTAGTTCCATCCAGGCTTTACCGTTCTTGTTAATAAAGTAAATTATTCCTTCATTATCATCTAGTAGAATTTGATTACCACCACCTGTTCTTAATCTTATATTTTTGCTGGCACCGTTTTTATCACCGTTTTCCAGTACAAATTGCTGCCCTTCCCTTCTATGGCCAGGTAATGGTGGACCGTCTCCTGTGGGCCTTTTTTTATTA